ACGTCGCCGACCATTAAAAATGGTCGGCGGCGTTTTCTCTCAATCGTTAGGAGCGACCGGGGATCCAGCGGCGAAGGATACGGAGAACGATGCCCGCAATAGTGAGAATCACGAAGACGAGAAGAATGGGCTGAGACTCATAGAAATCAATGAGCTGACCCATCCAAGTGATCATAGACGTGAAGAACTCACCGACCAAGGAAAGCAGCGTGGCAAGAATAGAAGCAGAGGTACCCTGAAGTTATCATCCTTTCATAAAAATATTTATGGCACCTGTCACGGACGGAGCAGGAGAACCAACATAGAGAAAACAGCGGCAAAAACAATAAAATAGCCAATTTCGGGGACAGAGAAGATACCGAAACAATACTGTAAAGGAAGAATTTCCATCAGCTCATGCGCCCCCAAATCGCGTTTTTAATCCAAGTAACAGAAGTAATGAAGACAAGGACAACAAGCAAAGCAGAGACGCAAGCCTGCGGGTTGAGAACCTGAGCCGTAGTAGTGGAATCTTCCTCATAAGGGAGCTGAATAAGTTGAGTCGCGCTGTTATAGGAATACCTTTCAGACGTATAGCCGGACTTATGAACCGTCTCAGTGCGTTCAATGAAAAACGTATCTCCGAACCAATCCATAATAGCAGTGAAACTATTAGAGACGTTAGGGAGATTAGCATACAAAGCCGGAGTATCTGCGGCACGGTCATCATAAGCGGTCAAACTCCCCTCAAAAGGTAATTCAACTTCCTCCGGTACATAGCCGTCACGGAGGTCAGGACTTTCGGTAATGTTCTGTGCAGGCTCAGCGGGAACAGGAGTTTGTGCCGGCTGAGAATCAGCGGAAACATTAGAATCCATATCAGCGACAGCCTGCGCAGACGCCTTAAGATAATCATACTGCTGGACGGTCATATCACAAGTACTACCGTCTTTATACTGCACAGAGTAGACGGTAACGCCGTCAGAATCAACCCAAGTTTTGATAATAGCAGGAACTTCCATTATTTATCACCTCCATCCCAAAGGCCACGAAGAACAAAGCCAACAAGCGAAAGCAGAAGACAAACCAAAACAAAATTGCCAAAAGTACCGAAGCCAAAAAAGGAAATAGAAAGCACATTAGCAATAAACGAGGTAAAAACACCAAGAGCGGAGACAAAGTCTACCATGGCAACCAATCCTTTACAAACTTATAAATACCGAGCCCGACAAGGAAAACGACAACGGCAATGACGAGAGCACCACCAGAACCGAAAAGGCCGAAAACTGATTTGAAAAAATCGAGAAAAGTCATCCGTCAACCGCCTTTCTAATAAGCAAGCGAAGAACAACAGCACCGAAGCAAAGGAGAGAAACAGAAAAGAGAAACGTGCCTAAATTCTGAAAAAGACCGCCAAGAAGACCAGAAGCACCGGAAGCAACGTCAGAATCAACAGAGGAAGCAGAATTCCAAGAATTCAAGTTATCTTTGGAATCTTTAATGGTATCAGAATCAACGCCAAACTCATTAGTAATGACATCTTGTAAATCCTCCGGAGAATCGGAAAGCCAGTCACCAAGCTTAACGTCAGTCAAGCGAGAAGCAGGAACAAGGAGAGAAAAAGCGAAAGAACCCGTAGTATCAAAGGCAGAAGCAGAATAAACAGGGGAGGAAGAAGGCTTTTTCACAAAAACAAAACCGATATCAGAAGAAGGAATAGTGTATCCAGACGGATAAGGTACAAAAGAAGAAGTACCGCGTAGAAAACGAGTGCTTCCGAGATGCAAAACAGCATCGTTAGAATAATTGGAAGGCGGAACAATAAACGCGTTGTCACCACCCTGCAAAACATAACCACTTGCGGAAGAAGAAGTAGATTCACGAATTGCGAAAGGATAAGAATAAAAAGGAGAAGAAAAAGCAAACGAATCTAAAGTATCAGTAGAAGAACCAGAAGAAGAACCGTAAGTATTACCGAAAGAAAGTATACGGTCTGAACGGCTAAAAGAAGAAGTTAAAAAGCCAAAAGTGCCAGAAGGTTGAGGATCAGTAGAATAAAAACGAACAGAGCAAGTATTAATTCTCATCCCCGAACCAATAGGGAAAGAAGGAAGTTCATACCAATAACCAGAAGCACCACGAAGAGGAAGAGGAAAAGCGCAAGCATAATCATAAGATTTGCCAGAATCGTTAGCTAAATAAGATACATCAAACGCATTTGTAGAATAAGAAACGGAATAAGGTAAAGAATAAGAAGCGCCAGAAACAGAAATAGGAGAGCAAAGCAACTCGTAATAAGGGAAGCCAGAAAGAGTAGCAGTACGCCAAACATACCACGAACCATGATGACTATAAAAATCATCCAAAGATGGCATATCAGCTTCCTTTTCGAATCCAGCAAAACAAGGAGTACACAGAGAAAGAGAAACCATCAGGGACGCGAGAAGGGCGGCGAAGCGCTTAAATAAGTGCAGGTAATTTTTCTTCACTTCGCCACCACCTTTCGCGACATAGAATAACGGAGGTCAAAACCGTTTTGGTTGCGGGGTTAGGACTCGAACCTACAGCTTCGCGTTCAGAGCGCGACGTGCTACCGTTGCACCACCCCGCCATGTGAGAGCGGCGAACCGCTCTCCCATAGGAAATGAAATTTGGGTTTGAACAAAGGAAGTTAGACTTCCTCAATTCCGAGTAGATATCCGTTGCGGTCAAAGTCAAGATCATACATAGCGCCAACGACAATGAGTGCATACGGCATAATGCGAGCGTCGACATTAATTCTATCAACCTGAACGCCGTCATTGTCATCGTTTGCACGCATCGAATATTCGGCCATGAGAGTGGTAAAATCATAGTCTTTGCCCTGTTTAGAAGTACCAGCGCGGCGGGACTTACCAACTACAGTAACTTTCATAGAGTGACCATCCTTTCATAAGAATAAAGATATATCAACAAACCCATCTTCACTAAAGGGAGAAGGGTCATCAGATACTTCGCGGAATTCCTCAACGGCAATGCGCGAAGACTCCGAGAATTGAGCGACTTCCTGCGTCAGTGCCAGAGGGGAGAACGGAAGGCGCTCACTATAATACTGCTCCCACTTACAACAAGCAAGAAAAAGCAACTCAGGACGATAAAGCAGAATATCAATGATACGATGACCAAAAATATTTGCAACATAAGACATTTTTTGTTCCTCAGTATGAATAGAAACAGAAAACTTTTGCGCAAGGTCATTACTAAGGGGTTGCAATAAGTCCTTAACGAAATGAATGTTGCGGGCTTCAATATCAGTCACGAACTGCATATCATCCCAGCCATCAGGGAGAAGCGTTTCATTCCCGTAGCGATTCCAAACTTTACGGAGATAAGCAAAAAGCCTCTCAGGGTCCTCATAATAAAACCAAAATAAAAGAGACGGGTCATAAACGGAACGAGAACCAGAACGCACACGAGAAGTAAATTTCAATTCCATCTCGTAACGAATAATATAGGAATCATCGGGGCAGTCCAGAAACTCACCAGAAGCCAAACAGAGCTTTTTTTCAGGGTCTTGCAGGGATTTATTATAGATACGGCAGAAGACCGCAGAAGACGTTCTACGACCAATATAGATGGTAGTAGAATCGCCATAGCCCTGATACATGACCTTGCGAACCTTACGGGCTTTTTCGGGATTATTCATCTCATCGAAAGAAGCAGAGATAACACCCAAAGAGAGCTCGCGCCAACGTTGTTTCGTCATAACAACATCGAAACAAAAATCAAGACGGGAAAAGTGACCAAATTCATGATCGTCCTGCATCAGTGCCGCGAGTCGCGGCAAGGTGGAGCGGAAGAGCTCACAACCATGACCGGACACTTGCAAGGAGTGCGGACACTGTTTCGCGCCGTTGTTCGGCTTAAAGAAAAGGCCCGCAGGGGAATTGTAGGGGGAATTCTCACTTGCGTTAGAAATCTGCGCAAAGTGCAAATCAGTCTGAGCAAGAGCATCTTCGATTTTAGGAATAGAAATTGAACCCTGCTCAAAAGCAAACGTAGCAAAGTCAAGTTTAACAACCGTTTTCATGTGAAAAAACCACCTTTCATTTCCATGGTTAAATATTACAACAATATGAAGGAGCTGTCAAGAGGAAATTTCAAAAAGGTGGGCGTATTACACGCACGCCCACCGGCTCACGCCGTCACGGCAGTCACTACG